CGCTCCAACCCGTGAGACATGTCAGCAAGCGCGAACATCGCTCCGTGTTGCCGGTGTACCGGACGAGATTGTTGAGGTGCGCTGCCCTCACGAAACGGTGGACTTCAGCAACAAGAACCTTCTCGTATTCGATGAGTGCAAACACAGCCCTGCCCGTGTCCTTCGCGGCATCATTGAGTCATGCAGAGGTCTACGCTACGGCTTCGACGCTACCCCTTGGTGCGACGACCCAGAACGCAACGCCGTAACGCGAAAGCTCTTCCACGATCAGGTCTACGAAATCAAGCGGAGCGACATCGGCGATTCATTGGCCGACGCTTATCTCGAAATCAGCGATGCTACCGACCTCAACATCCATCGGAAGATCGACGACAACATCGAGCGGCTGTTCACCACGCGCCGTCGGTACATGCGGATAAGTGACGACGAATTGAAGCGCATGTGCGCCTGGGAATCGCTCGTTGAAATCGGCATCTGCGAGAACCGTGAGCGCAACGATTACGCCATCAACTACGCGCTAGACCACCTCGACATGCAGACGCTCATCCTTATCCCTCGCATCACGCTTGGCGAGGACTACGAAAAGCGCATTCCCGGTTCACTCCTCGTCCATTCGAAGATCGGCAAGAAGCAGCGCAAGGCGGCGATGGAGGAGTTCAAGGCTGGCAACCTGCGGACCATGATTGCCACATCACTGGCCGACGAAGGGTTGGATCTTCCCAACGTCGAGCTGCTGATTATGGTCAGCGGCGGTCGGTCATCACAGAAGACGATCCAGCGAGCGAGTCGCGCACTGCGGAAAACAGATTCCAAAAACTGTGCGACAATCGTGGACTTTTCTGACAAGTTCCACCCCATCGGAGCATACCACGCAAAGAAGCGAATGGAATGCTACCGTCAACTCGGTTGCGTCTTCCAATGAGTGCATCAATTACAACAACAAACGAAACGGCCACGCCAACAGAGAACGTGGTTTATCTGATCGGAGAACTCCGAGGCATCAGTCGCCAAACCGAAACCAAGACGGGTGCGCTTATGGTGCGCCGCGTTATATCCGTCGCTCGTCACTGGACGGATGCGGACGGTAGGTTCCACGAAGATTACGATGAATTCGAGTTGTCCTCATGGGGACAAGTTGCGGAGAAGATTATCGAGATTCAGAACGGCGCTTTGGTGCGTGTCAAAGGCCGTGTGAAGGTTGAGAAATGGAGCGATGGCGGTGAAACCAAGAGCGCCGTGCGTATCGCGGCGGAACAAATAACGGTCCTTTGCTACTGAAAAAAATATTGAGCGAATGAAAAATCCCTACATAAACAAGAAAATTATCCATCTGCTATCTGGCGGACTCGACAGCGTAACCATGATGTACGACCTGTTAAATCAGGGGCATCAACTGCATGCGCTGATGTTCGATTACAAGCAGCGTCACAGCCAGGAATTGCTGTGCGCCAAGTATCATGCAAAACAAGCCGGTGTATTGTTTACGGTTGTTGATCTTCCTCCGCTTGGTGGACTCACCGAGCAAAGCTGGGTCGTTCCTAACCGAAACGCTGTGTTCTTGAGTGTGGCAGTCAACCTCGCTTGCAAGTCTGGATCCGACACCGTCACGATTGGATGCAACAAAGACGATGAAGAGCAGTTTCCAGACTGTCGACGCGGTTTCATTGAAGCGATGCAAAAGACAGTCAACGAATCTGGTTACAGCGTTGAAATTTGCGCTCCATATCTCGACAAGCGAAAATGGGAAATTGCTGGACTCGCCAGAGATATGGGAATCAACGGATCCAACATTTGGACTTGCTACAATGGGGGGCTGAAACCATGCGGAGTTTGTCCCGCTTGCAAGAAGCTCAAAGATTCCGGCTTATGATCGTGATGCTGGATACATCCACAGACTTCGATCTGTGTGAGAGTGAACTGGGAGTTCAGGTTGAGCAGTTGTTTACTCCGCTTACGGGTCTGAACCCAAAGCGTCCCAATGGTAGATTTGGAATCGACAACGGAGCCTTCAGCAAGTTCAACGCTGAAGCTTTTATGCGGACTCTCAAAAAACATGAACCCAGAAAAAACCTCTGCCGATTTGTAGCTGCACCTGATGTTGTCGGTTCTGCGATGAGAACTCTGGAGTGCTTCCAGCGTTGGAGTCCAAAGTTGACCGGTTGGCCGATTGCGCTCGTCTGTCAGGATGGACAAGAGAATCTCTCAATTCCTTGGGATGAAATCGACGCGATCTTTATCGGAGGATCAACAGAATGGAAAATTTCTCGTCACGCTGCTGCAATCGTCAAAGCGTCTAAGATTCTGGGTAAATGGTGTCATATTGGACGCATCAACACTCCCGGTAGATATGAGTATTTCAATGAGTTAGGTGCGGACTCATGCGACGGAACTGGACTAGCGAAATATTCGCACATGAGAGAATCAATCAAGCGGTCTATTGAAAATCCAAAATTACTATGAAATCAAACGAAAAAATTGTTGCGGTCGATCCAGGCGTTGGCGGCGGCGTCGCCGTGAGTTCGCCACATGGCATCTTCCTTTTCTCAATGCCTGAGTCATTGCCCGACATGGCCAAACTACTAATGGAGTTCAAATTAGCAGATAGCCAACTCTGGGTTGAGAAGGTGCCGAAGTTCGTGTCCAAACTCACATCACACGCGAGCATGGCGACACTCCATGAGAACTACGGCATCATCCAAGGATTGGCCTACGCTCAAGGCTACGCGCTGCACCGTGTAGAGCCGAAGATATGGCAAGAACCGCTTGGACTTGGCGGACGCAAATCCTGTGCGACAGGACCAGAATGGAAGCGCAAACTGAGGTCTAAGGCGCAGGAGCTATACCCGCACCTCGACGTTACGCTCAACAACTGCGACGCGCTTCTGATCCTGCACTATGCAATGGGGGGCGGAAGGTGAGCGAACAAACAAAACTGTTAGCAGAAGAAACCGACATCGAAACCCTGCGGAATGCCATCGCAGAATACCAATTCTTGGCCAAGGTTCTCTTTAAGAGTGTCGGCTGCGGTTGTGACGGGGGGCATGACCTCTGTTACCACTGCGGCCAAGCTGAACTGCAATACAAACACATAACCGAGATATACAAATGACCAACCTCAATAAACCCGCAACGATCAGAGTGGCAGATGCCGATGAAACACCAATCCGAATCGACTTCGATTACTTCGATCAGAAGTACAAGGAGTGGCTTATCCGCCGTGGATTCGGAGATGAAATTGGCGGCGCATTCGGAATGAAACGACCCAACAAACGACGCGGCAAACGGACTCTACCCGATGAAATCTGAAATCACGCGACAACAGTTGTTGAAGGAAGCCCCGAACCTTGTTGAGTATGCCATCCTCCGTGGATGGATGAGCAAGCCGAAGCCTCAGCGAAACCCAGACGGTGTCTGGCATGCGAGCGGTTCTGGTCATCTTGACGACGCTTCCGAAGATGAAATACAAGAACTTAGGAAACAGCTCGGTGCAGGTTGAACTCCTCTCCGACGACGTAGAGATACGAATCGGAGAAACCAAGTGGCAAGGAGTGGCCTACATGCGGGAAGGCAAACGAAAGCTCTACGTTCGAACTAAGGCTGAATTCAATGCCAAGTTCGTACTGCTAGATGCGAAGCCCTAAACATTACATCGCCGCACAAGAGCAGCTCTTTGCGAAGTTCAAGTCTCGCTCCATACCCATTCAACAATGGAGCAAGTACCTGATGACTCCCAAAGAGCTTGCTCTCCTTTTTCAGAAGCTAGAGAAATCAAATTCTGTTCTTCAGCAGATAGCCACGACTGACCTTGGCAAGTCTGGAGAACTCGCGAGAAAACAACTTGGAATCGAATGAGCAATTCAAATATCGACCGTGCAAGAGCATGGCTTCGCAACACCCCCGGTGCCGTCAGCGGCCAGGGCGGTCATAACGCAACCTTCGCAGTAGCCACTGCTCTCGTTCACGGATTCGAGCTATCGCACGGCGACGCCGAGATGCTCATGCATGAGTACAATTCGAAATGTCTTCCGCCATGGAAGCCGAACGACTTGGTTCATAAGCTAAACGAGGCGTTTAGAGTTTCGCATGACAAGCCGAAGGGATGGCTTCTCTCAGCACAGAGCGGAACGCCCGTATCAACGACCGGCAAGTTCGTCGTCCAGAAGATCCAAGCAATTCCGCAACCGGAATCCCGATTTACAACTATCGACTTTCTCAAAGCCTGCTTCGAGCAGGATGAAGTTGTCTGCATCTGCAATGACATCGTAAGCGACGACGAAGGTCGGACTCGGCCAAACTCCAAGGGTACGTTCCTCAAGCGCGACGAATGGATTAAGAACCATTTCACTCCGCCCATCAGCGCCATGTGGAACGGTCCTGACAGCCGTGGCGCATACGTCCGTGTCAACCCATGCTTCGATGAGAGTGGTTCTGATTCAGGCGTGGCAGCATTCCGCCATGTGCTGGTTGAGATGGACGAGAAGACCAAGGACGAGCAATGGACGATCCTCAAGGAGTCGAAGCTGCCGATGTCCGTCGTCATCGATTCCGGTGGCAAGAGCTTGCACGGCTGGGTGCGTGTGGACGCAGCGAACAAGGAGGAATGGAGCGAGCGTCGTGATGTCGTCTATCGCCAGTTAGAAGCTCTCGGCATCGATCCAAAGAACAAGAACGCGAGCAGGTTCAGCCGGTTGGCCGGTGTAATGCGCGATGGCAAGGAGCAGAAGCTGCTGGCCATCAATGTGGGCGTCGTGAACTGGGATGCGTTCACGGACTATCTGGAGTCGCAGGACATGCCTCAGGAGTTCTTGATTGATAGCATCATCGAGTACGACCCGAAGAACGATCCTGACAATCTGATCGGTGACAGATGGCTACGTCGCGGTTCATCGCTTCTATTCGTCGGCCAAAGTGGTTGCGGCAAAAGCTCAATGGCCGCGTATCAGGGGATGAAGTGGGCGTCCGGTGAAGCTTGGTTCGGTGTTAAACCCGTGCGCGCACTGAAGGTGGCTTACATCCAGGCGGAAAACGACATCGCCGATCAGCATGACGCACTCAAGGGCGCTGCTCAGATGACCTTCGGCAAAGAGAACTGGGAGCGAGGATTGCGGAGCGTGGACATGCTCTTCTTCCGCGAAACGGTTCGAACCGGAACAGACTTCGCCATAATGCTCCGCCGCCTCGTTCGAAAGACCAAAGCTGACTTGGTTTACATCGATCCGCTTCTCTCCTACATGGGTGGCAATCCTGCGGACATCGAGGTCTGCGCGAACTTCACGCGGCATCTGCTCCAGCCGATTATGATGGAGACAGGTGTTGTCCTAGTGCTTGTCCATCACTTCCCCAAACCGAAGGGCAAGGATGACAAGCCTGAGAGCGTGGCAGATTTGGCCTACTCAGGATTCGGATCGTCGGATCTGACGAACTGGGCGCGCGAGGTGATTGTGATGAAGGAGGTTGGCTTCAACAATCCGCGCAAGTTCATGCTCGGCATGGCGAAACGGGCCGACCGTTCCGGCATGACTGACAAGGAAGGAAAAGTCACCGGATCGATTATGATCCAGCGTGGAACAGGCGGCGACATCTCATGGAACTACGCGGAGCCTGAGAAGTTTGTCGTGGATAAAGCAGCGGCGAAGAAGCCGTGGACGGGACGACCTAAGCGTTAGCCTTCTCACGCTCGGCACGGCGACGACCTTTGGCAGCGAGCGATTGGAACTTTGCCTTGCCGTATTTTTTGCGGCCAATGGCTGCACTTAATGCAGCAGGATCTTTCACACCTTTCTTCTCAAGACTGCTGATTAGCTTCTCGTAACGACCGCCACCGCCAAGTTTCATCTTGTCCATAA